TTGCATAATGGCTTCAACAATTGCCGTCAATGCACTACCTTTCAACTGCAATGCTTTTTTTACAGTAACCGCTGGCTTGCCGTCAGGCTCGCACAAAGAAGCAGCAACCAGTTTAGCCATCGATGCAGCTTGCACATCTTCGTCTTGTGATTGCTCTGCAATATAAAACTTGCGGAACTCTACTGCTGGCAGCTCTTTAAAATACAGCTTGTGAACAGTGCCGTCCGAAAGAGTTACTTCTTTTTCGATTACTTTCTCACTTACGAAAAGCGATTCATTAAGCATTTTCTATCCTTATGGCTTCCATGTAGGAGTTACTGCGCCGGAACGTTGAAGCGTCAAAGTGCCTCGCACGATTTCGTTAGTAGCCACGTCGATATTGATATCTGCGATGTAAGCAACAAATTTGAAACTTGTGCGATCTGCTGGTGCAGTAAATTCACCGTCAGAATCAACGACAGGCACATCATCGCCATCAGACAGGCAAACAATCCAGTTCAAATTGTTGCCAGCATCTTTCAAGTCAAATAGGTCTTGATGCGATGCGTCAGCAGGGTCAAGATTGAATGGCACAGATACTTGTCCGGGAGTAAAGAGACCTTGCACGTAGGTCTTTTCAACCGCGCCGAGGCAAGTCGTTTCGATTTGGTCAGCAGGGCCACCCAGACCAGTGATGCCGGTTGGACAGGCAAGTTTAACTGCCGCCGGGACGACCTCATTCGGGTCGCAGTAATACAGTTCACTACCTTGTGTTTTTACAGCCATGATATTTCCTTTCAAAGATTAGCGGTCTCGCCATACGTCAAATTGCATCCCGATACGATACAGCTTTGTTTCGGGTTCTCTTTCGTTGATTACGATATTAGTCATGTGAGATGCAACTTCCATTGCATCCCGAACTGCGACTGCTAAAGATTCAACGCCAGAGTCTGTTTGATGCCAACAATCAATCTGCACCGAAATTTGGTCAATGTTTGGCAGCTCGGATAAAGTGTTTGCCGGAGCGCCGTTGATAATAAACCATGTGATATAGGGTTTTGAGCCGTCCTGTGGCGCATTTTCATGCCGATATATTCTTGATGGATTTGTGCCAACAATAGCTTTTACTGCGTTTGATGCACGCAGGATTTGATATAGATTCGGCAGCATTATTTAAATCCCAATTTCTTTTTAATTTTGTTGATTTCGTTTACTAGTTCCCTTGTTGCTGTGTTAACAGCCTCTTGCGCTTTGCTTCTTGCGGCATGACGCAACCAAGGTTCTGGATTTTGTTTTACAGAGCCATATTCAAGCAGTCGGGCAGTCTGCCAAGTGGTCACTATCTTTTTGCCTTTGCGCTCGTAATTCTTGCGCTTAACTCTGACAAGGTAGCGTTCGCCTTTAGCTCCAAATATCTGCTTGCCTCTCGTTACAACAACATTTTTTCTAAGTAATCCGGTTGAATAAAACTCACCGTCCGCCTTTACGTTTCTGGTGACTGAATCCAGATTTGCAATGGCTTGCTTCCTGATAACTTGCGCCGCTTTTCTTAAAGCCGTCTTAACTGGCCCGCCACGTTTTGATACAACTTCAGGCGGCAGAGATTTTAATGCGGACAGCACGTTATCAATCCCTGTCAGCCTGACTTGTAATTCAACCATTATTCACGCCGCTGTCGCATAAAATAGTCAGATGCCTACGAAGCGAAGGGTCAGGCAGAATTGATTTAATGTTGTAATACTTGCCCTCGTGGACTATACGCATTGATTCAGTAAGGTCATCGCGCCAGCGCATTACGAACCTAGTAGATATTCCAGCCTGAATCGCTTGAGCCGCAATAAATTCCCTGCCGGATAGCGGATAAATCTCTGCTGGTTCGTTTTGAGCAAAATTTACCCACGTTTCAACCTGCGATCCGTTGTCAGAATCAATAGATACTTCTAATTCTTGAACTGTGACCCTGTGGCGCAATTTGTAAGCGAGCATAGCCTAGACCCCTAGATTGTCTCTGAACGGCTGCCATAAAGCCTCTGCTGTGCGCCGCAATTTCTCGCGGTCAAGAGGATTGCCTTCATAGTCGGCTTGCACCATTAAGATGACACCGTTCATGACTGATGGCGGAAGTTCTACTAATGCATCAATGGCCTCTTGGTCTGATTCAAGGGTTAAGTTCAAGAAAGATACGCATTCATACGATGCAGACTGAATTTGACGTGTAAGCAAGTCATCATCTTCATCATGAGTTTGCCTAAGTGCCTTTTTAACATCTGCGAGAATGCTCATTTTTCTTCAACCTTTTTGTGATGCCGCTTCAATTCTAAATGGCCCATAATTTTAAATACGAGCTGAATAATCAAACCAATCGCGCCTATAATCAGGCCGCCGATAGCTGCTATCTCATTGGCGGTCATGCCAAATAAAAAAGCGGCTCCACCGCCGCTATATGCTATTTTTGCGCCTGTCGCTGAAATGGTTTCGTTATCCATAATTGTCCTTTACGCCCAAACAACTCGCGGTTTAGTCGGCTCTACTCGATACTGCTCCAAACTCGACACATCGAAATCCTCATTCACCAGCCGAACGTTTACATGGTAGCCGGATACGCCTTCAATATCGCCGACTTCCCATAGCGCGAAGTCGTGTCCGCCTTGCGATATTCGCTCCACCTCTTCGGTTTCTTCAATCTGCACTTCTTCAATCGTGGGGTTGCCGTTCTCGTCAAGCAATATACGGCTTGTCAACTCGCCATCTTCGTTTTCGTAAACCTCA